CATAGTACTTAGTTAGACGTACTTTATCGTCTTCGAATACCGCTAGGTCTTTATCTGGTTCAATGTCGAAGTCTGATGGTGCATCACCTACGTATACGTCACGATAGACTCCTGCTTCCTGTAATTGCTCTACGGAGTGCATGGGTACAAACTCATCTACTGCACAACCTAACGCTTCCTCAATGGAAGTAGCCAGTGGGTCGATAAGGAAGTTCTGTGGCATTACTGGTCGTAGCTTTACGCAAGTCATATCTACGATGTTGACACCAACCGCTGTTAAATCCCCACCCATAACAGGTTGTGTAGCAGGTTGGAACTCTTTCTCTTCTTCTAATACTACTTCAGCGATACCTGTACCGAATACAGCCGCGTTGATAAGGCACTCAGCTACGCTCTTACGGACTTTATTCTTTTTAAAGTCTTTGTATAGGACTTCACGTAACATCGCTATATCACGCTTTTCTTGGTCTGCTACGTCATCCTCAATGTCAAACCACTTACCACGACCAAAGGTAGCTTCCTCTAGTTCCGCAACGGATGACTCAACTGCTTGCTGTAGCGCAGGGGAGATAATACGTGAGCGTTCCGAATCTCTGGTCTTGTCCTCTGCCGCCCACTGACCGCGCCATAGGCGATAGTACTCATCAAACTTCTGTGAGTAGTTGGATTCGTAGTGATTACGCCAACCTTGACATTTATCAATGACCCAATCCTCTAGGCTTTGCTCCAGTGTAAACTCTTCTTTATCTTCTAGTAACATATTAGTACCCTGCGTAAGTATCTAAAAATTCAAATTCTTCTTCCACATAGTCCGAGGTGTAGGCTATGTTAGCCAACTGGTCTATGTAAGCGAGTGAGTCAATCAAGTCATCGTGTACGTGGTGACTAGGGAATTGGAACAGTTCATCTAGGAACTCTGTATTCCAAGCACCCTTGTTAAGTGTAATCTTACCGTGTTCAAACCTACCCTGCAAAGCCCACACGATTCTATCGGTCTTCTTCTTGTTGCCATGAGTCAGTTCCTCAATACGGAAGAACCTATCATTAGCCTTCATCAAGTCTGAGATGTAGGGAAGTACAGCGTTCTTTAACGCCCCTTTCTCAATCCCGACAGATACTGGACGATAGTCTCGTACAGCTTCAAAGATTTTACGTGCAGTTTCTTGCACACCCCACCGACCGTGAATGATGTCAGCAACGTACCAACCTTGTTCATTTGCTTTAACAACCGAGATAGCCGTTTGGTCAAGTCGTTTAGTTTTAGTTGTAGCTTTTGCCACATCAGCAAACCCCGCCAAATCGACAGCAATATAATACTGACCACTAGAGGGTTCTTCTTCAGAAAACTTAATGTAATCTTCTTTAAATAATTCACTGCCCTGTGCCTCGAATGATGCCATGAACTCCTGACGGAAACTAAATGCAGACATAGACTTCTTAGCCGCTTCAATCTCTTCAGGGTCTAGCAGTGGATTATCATAGCTTGTAAAGTGATAACCTACAAAGGTCTCATCCTCTGCTACACAAGCATAGTTATATAAGTCATAGAAGTGATTACGTCCCATTGGCGTACCAATGAACAGTGCATCTCCCTTCTGGTCAGCTAGTGCAGGTCTAAGGATTTGCTCCCAGACCTCTGGCTTCATATCGGCATACTCATCCATAACGAGGAACTTAAGACTGACACCACGCATGGTTTCTGGTCTATCTGCACCCTTGAGTGCTATGGTTGCGCCATTTACTAGCTTTATTTGTAAGTTGTTAACATGACTAGAGGCTATGACGGGGTTGCCTATCTCCATCAACACCTGCCACATAATGTCCCTAGCCTGACCCTGTGTAGGTGCAACGTAGAAGACATGCCCCTTGTCTGACTGTAAAGCCCTGATGATTAACATCCATGCGGCTAGTCTGGACTTGCCTGTACGTCTACCTGCGGCTATGACCTTGAATCTAGTTGTGTCCTCAAAGACTTCCTGTTGCCACGGTAAGAGTGATACGTTTAATTCCGTAGTCAACTAGTAAGTCCACATTACATAAGGGGTTGTATCGTCAGGACTGCGGATGTCAACATGGACGAAACCACGAGCAACTCCCACGCCTGTGAATCCAAGCGCGATAGCCTTCTCAACGATACGAAACCGTTGGTAGCCGTTAGTGACTTTAATATCCGCGGCAATGCCTTGTGCATGAGTTCCTGTTCCTGGTTTTGCTTTCTTAGCTTCAATTGGGTGTGTTTTATCTCTAAATCCTGACGTAATTACAAAGGGGAAACCACAGGCTTCTCTTAGTTTATCTAGCTTCTCAATAAACTCTTCTTTAATCTCGTTGTTGCCTGTGTACTGACAAGCAAACTCATCTCTATCAAAGTACTTAGCCATCTATGATTTCTCCTTCATCAATAGCATCTTCTTGACTTGACACCACTGTAGTCTCTCCTCCAACTCCAGTAATGTTTATTTGTATCGCTGACTTACCCGCGCCCTTAATGACATCATTCTCAAATACAGCTGTGGGTAATATCCTATCCATAACTAACTTCCATGCCGCCGCTTGATTCTTATGGTCATCGTTAAGTGCCGCATCAAATATCGAGTCTAGGACTTTACGAGACTTAGGGGATGACAACATCCTGCCCTTGTACTCGTTGATGATAGCCGCATCACCCTTCGGGCGACCCCTTGACAAACCAGTAGTGCCTTTTTTTCTTGACACCATGTCTGATTTCTTAGGTCTGCCCCTTCTCCTTTTCGGAGTAGCTGTATTATCGTCCATTGTATTCTCCTTAAGTTATCTTAAGTATACTTAGGGAAGCGTTTAGTATTTAACTTTAAAGAATAATCATTAAAGAATAATATCTAAGACTACTTAAGTACGCTTAAGGCTTTAAATTAATCTATACTATAAGTATATTATAGCATATTTACAGCTTAATGTCAAGTACTTTATTAGCTTATTTAGACCCGCGAGCCAACTTTTTAGTTCCATAACTAATAGTAATTAAATTGTCCCTTTATATGAATATTTGTCATACTTAAGTATACATAAGAATACATAAGGAAAACAAATACTTAGAGGATAAACTTCGGTTAATTCTTTTTATTGAATATTGGCTTTTTTAGTATACCTGCGGGTACACCTATGATTAACTCAGGTCAGCCCGACCCCCCGTCCCCTTAAGACTATCCAAAAGGAGAACACAAGGACTATGGGTGACTGGGATACCTGAGATAGTCACAAGGAATCTTGACAGGACAGGTGTGTGTGTGCTTACGGATACCTATAGACTACATCTGTAAAAACATTTGACAACCAATCCGGGATGTGCTACTCGCGCGTGCGTACGTGTAATAAAGGAAGGGACAAGGTCATTACTTGTATGCATATAGTTAATTGAGGTCATACATATTAATCATTGTACAATGGCAAAGACCTCTATATAATGGACGGCATACACAGACAAACACAGCCCAACGGAGGGCGGACAATATGAATAAGACAGACATTTTCAACCAATTGAAGCAAGCTGAATACAAGCTAGATATTGAAGCAACACAAGCGTTAATCTGGGCGGAGCAGTCATACTACGTAGACGGGAACAAAGACTGGACAGACAGAGCAGAGCGCAAACAAAGCGAAGCAATGGGAATGTTCAAGGCATTGAAGGAACTATTGCCAGATACATCAAGGTTAAAACTAAGTGAAGAGACAGTTGAACTAATGTGGAAGCACGTAGGACTTAAACAGGAACTCAGAGAAATCAAAGAGAACTCACAGAAAGAGGTGGCATAATGAGACAGATAGAGAAAGACATAGTAGGAGCATTCATTCGCGGAGAAGATGCGCGTAAAGACAACACAGTAAGCGAGGGAGGTACGTTGTATTTACACGGCAACGCCATTGCCAAACACTTTGACGGGATAATTTTGGTATCAAACGCAGGTTGGGAAACACGTACCACACAGAGCAGACTTAACGCTGTGCTCCAACTGGCAGGTAAAGAGGCGCGAGTTTATACTAAAGACTGGTCAATGCATATTGAACGCAATGGCAACAAGGAGGCAATGACGAGCAGTTGGTACGCTGTAAAATAATTAGTTGCAATCTGGTTGGGTATTCTGTAGAGTACCCTTCTAAATTGAAATTAAACAGCCCACGGAGGCATTGAGCATGAGAAAATTTGACAAAGATAGCAACACGCGTACCAAGATATTTGGCAAGCGGGACTTTCAGCGAGTGCTTAAGGAGTTGAAGCAACAAGGCGCGACTGTAGAGAAAAACGAGGTCGGAGGTTATGACGTTTTGTTTGGTGAAGATATGATTTTGCAAGCGATGAATGGCACAAATACCTACTTGGTGCGGATTGATACTGACGAATTGACGGAGGCGAAGCGATGAACAACGAGAAACTAGCGGAAGAATTACGAGGAAAAGAAATTGAGGACTGTTTGTGGACTGCCTCTTGTAAACTGGAAGTATTGAAAAAGGAGACAAGCAACGAGGAAGCCGCGGAAGATTTGTGGAAGTTTGAACAACGTCTCGACAGACTGCGCGAGGAAATCAGCGAGCTATCATTTTGGCTAGTAGAACAGGAAGGCGAACAATGAAAGTATTTAATCTGGCAGAACAACTAGCAGACTTGTATCTGGAATGGTTTAACAACTATTTGACTGTAGCAAAGTTTGCAGAGCATTATCAAGTGACGGAAAAAAACGCAGTCAATCTGTTAAACTATGGCAGACGATACCATGAGGAACGAGTAGAGAGGTTAAAAAAATGATGTATACAGTATGGGTGGGAGGCGTAGAGGTCGCAGATTACTTCGTAAGGCGTGAAGATGCCGAAGATATAGCGGAGGTGTGGCGTAACATTGGTCACACTGACGTAGCCATTGAGGAGGTTTCCGTTGATTTCTCTTGGACGTAAACTCTGGCGGCTGTGGGCGCTGTCTCTTGGTGAGAAACTAGGAGACAGCAACAAAGAGGCGGATATAGTTGCACTGATGCGTTCCGCTGTGGTAGTATTAAACTTGGTGACGTGCCTATTTATTATTGCGGGCGTAGTCCATAACTGGTAAAGAGGTGACAGAATGAGTAAAGACGCGATACAACAAGCACAGCTTGAAGATTTAGCAGAGAACACGTACAATATGCAACAGTATTTCCAAGAGTTTACAGACTTGGAGCGCGGTGAATATGATGGGGTCAATGGCTTTAACTGTGACCCAGACGGCAACGAATCGTACCAAGAGGGATACAGGACAGGCTACGAGTACGCACAAAAGATAGGAGCAGAACAAGATGACAGGTAGAGACTATTGCAGGGTCGATGATGACCCTAGTTACGACTACAGCGATTATGACGAAGGTAAGGGATACTACAAGCCCTATGATAACAATGATGATTACCATGATGATGACTTAACAGCGAGAGAACTAGACAATGATTAATACTAAAATATTTGACAGACTATTGACAATTGAATTGCGGAATGGCGTAGGACTAGACTTAGAGTTCGTTGACTCCAAAGCAGTATGGGTGTATAATCACCTGACAGAGGAACACAGCACAATGCCCTTTGAGGGCGTAGTAATCCTGCTACCGTTCCTATCAATAACCTATGGCAGACCCTACACGGAGGCTGACGAATGAGCAGATGCAAAGCCTGTGACGTTATACTGACTGAGACAGAGCTACGAAAAAAAGACAGAGTGACCGATGAGTTTCTTGACCTATGTTCTGAGTGCCATACGGCATCAGAGGAAGCGATTGAAGAGAACTGGTCAACAGCAGAAGAACGTGATATAATTAGGAGTAACAATTAATGAGCATACAATTAGAATTGAAAATAAACCAAGAGTCTTGCTTAAACGCGTGGGCTAAACAAAGAGCTAACGCTGACGTAGCTTGCGGTTATTGGGATAACTGGGATTCGGCATACGAGTCTGCGTGGGATTGCATAGAGGAAGAACTAGCACAACAGTAGGAGGATTAATAAAATTAGTTGCAACCAACAGTAATACATGATATAATATTTATGTAATCTAAAGGATACTTAGTTATATATATTAAAATATATCCTAAAGTATCCTTAAGATACTAAAGTAATCTTTAATTAACTATAAAAGGCAAATTACAATGGCAGTATTAGAAGGCAACGTAGCGTTCGCAAACCTTGACGAACACGAAGAATATCAGGGTCAATCAACAGGCAAATATTCACTGGTTTTATCATTAGAACCAGAAGATGCAGATAAACTTGCTGATAAGGGTGTCAAGCTACGAGAGTACGAAGGCACAGCACAGCGTAAGTTCAGCACCAAGTACGAAGTACCGATGTTTGATGCAGATGGCAAAGACTTTGTAGGTCGATTGACCAGAGGCTCGAAGGTGCGAGTCAAGTACGCAGAGGGTAAACCGCACCCTGTACATGGTACGTCAACGTATCTATCAGCTATCAAGGTGATTGAACTCGCAGAGGCTACCGAAGGAGGTGGTGACTTCTAATGACTGACTCGCATTTTGTTAAACATGAGCCATGCCCATCGTGTGGCTCTAAGAACAATCTCGCGAGGTACT